AAGTACATCATATGGCAGTTGGAGTCAGCTCCCGGAACTGGAACCATCCATGCTCAGGGATATATCCAAGCTGAGGTCCCGGTCCTCCTCACCACCTGGAAGAGACGAATTGGTAATCGATGTCACCTCGAAGTCGCTAAGGCCGACGCTCAAAAGAATAAGGCCTACTGCAGTAAGGACTCCGACCGTGTCCCTGGAACCCTCGTCTATGAAGAGGGACAGATCCCCGAGCCCGGAAAGCGAAACGACTTACTTGCACTTACCGAAAGCTGCCAAGACCCAACCCTCACTCGACGTGAGATCTTTTATCGACACCCCGTTGAACTTCTTAAGTACCAGAATGCCGTCCAGTTCATTAGATCTATTATCGCTGAGAAACGAGATTTCAAGACACACGTCTTCTGGTTCTATGGAGATACCGGAACTGGTAAGTCCCACTGTGCTGCCGAGCTCGCCCCCAACGCTTACTACAAGTCCGTTGATTCCCAACATTGGTGGGATCACTACGACCCAATCTACCACACCGACATCATCATCGATGATTATCGAGTCAATATGTGCAAGTTATCCGAGCTCCTCCGCCTCTTCGACAAATGGCCCCATAGTGTCCAGTGTAAAAACGGCACTAGCGTCTTTAGACCTCGCCGAATATTTGTTTCCACTCCCAAATCCCCTAAAGAGACCTGGGCTGGACAGACTGAAGAAAACATACGTCAATTGCTTAGGCGCATTGAGACAGTTGTTGAGTTCCTTCCTGGACGGGTTAAACGATTCGTCGAAGGTAGCGCCAACGACTTGGTTCCTTATGCCCCTCCTGGACCACCTGAACGCGCTGGTGGTGGAGGCGCGCCTACCCAGACGACGCTCATTGACAGTGACGACGAGTCCCTCGGTGACACTGGCCCGTCTTCATCAGGAGGCCAATCCGGAAGAAGAACTCGACCTCGCTTAATAATCGAGGACGATACTGATGATGAAATACTTGACCCGTCATCTATAATGCGTGCACAAGTGAATACTTTTAACATGTAATCATAAATTAATCATTTTATTAAATAAAACATGCCTAAAAGGAGAATTATTAAAAGAAAAAGGACCCTTCGGTCCTCCAAGCCCTCTGGGCGTAGACGAACTCAAAGTTTGGCTGCTGGTATGCGTACTGCTGCTTTTGCTGCAAAGGCAGCTAACAGTATTTATGGTAGTGTAAACCGAAGTAAGTCTGGTCTCGGCAATTTACGCGGTACTCATCGCAACCGACCATCAGGTCGTAGACCCAAGAGATGGTCCAGAATGAACCCAGCTACTACTGCTAACATTAAACAATCATCCGGGTTAAAGATTGGCAAGTCTATTCGATTGACTAAAGCTCAACAAATCACTAAGATTTTGAATCCACCCGCGATTTTTAATTCTAAATGGGTATGGCAGATGGATTGTGATTCCGGGCGTGTGTCCGCGGCTCAAATCCCTATCATGACTCAACCGCTTGCGAAACCGATTTACGATCAGGTATATACGAACTTAACCACTGATACTGCAACTGTTGACCCTAATATGGCTCCTTCCGGTAACGTAGTCCGTGGAGATAACTATCAAACCTTGATTGAAAACTATCGTTCTGATATCCGTTTCTACAACAGTTCAACCAACACCATGCGCGTGCGTATTGTGTGGTATAAGCCAGCTAGGGATATGGATGCTGAGTATGAAGCTTTTGGTGCTAATACGAATGATCCTCTTAACCTACTTATGTTGGCTTCAAACGCTTCTCAACCTGCGTTTAATTCTATTACACCGGCCGTGGGTAACGGTATGGTGTTTGATAACCTTACTGCTGGGTCTAATTATAACAGTAATTACAACCATGCAGGTCAACCTATCACAGGCACTTCTACAACTGGTTCGTCTGCCACTAATAATGTGGCCCAGTTGGATACTACTTTGGTTCCTGGTTCAGTACAGGTTAAGAGAATTTTTTCTAATTTTTGGACAACTCTCAAGCAAGAAGAGTTTCAATTGGAACCTGGTAACCAGTATAATACGTCTGTCACTATGAAGAACCGAGTTGTTCGGTCGCAATTTGATGATCAGGACGTTATTTATCGTAGAGATTCCACTATAGTTGGTATTGTCTACGTTTTAGGTCAGATTGTCTTCTCTGACGTCGCTGCTAACTACAGTATATCTACTGGTAGTAGTCAATTGTCAATTATGCGTGAAGATACTTGTATTGCACGCCCTCTATCGACCAAATCCCCTGTTAGGGTTAATTTGACTAACCCATACCAGCAGCTTGCCGATGCCGACCAGGGTATAATCAATACCGAGTCTGCAACCCGAAATACCGTTTATGAGGAAGATGCTTAACCGTTTGGCGAAGCGTTAGGGTTCCACACACCCCTGGGTTAGGGTTAGGGTTAGGGTTGATGTCTGGTAGGCCCCGTCCAGGGCCCCGCGGGAGGCGCCCAACGGAGTTGTTAGGTGACCTAGCGAATACATCGTATGAGTAGTATTACCTAGGTCACCTCTGTGCCTGTGCCTCTGTGCCTAAATATATATATTGGTTAAGAGCCACTTTTAATAATTAATAGGAATTCCTAATACATTTTCGATCGTAAAAAAAATTTTTTTCTGGGCGTGCGCAAACGTACGCGGTACTTGAATAAACCAAGATATTGGTTAAGCTAACCAAGATGGTTAGTATTTCCTTCAAAAGTACATCATACGCGCAGCTTTGCGTCTAACATCATAATTTAAATGAACCCTCAAGCTAAAGCGAGGAGTGTGTGTTTTACATTAAATAACCCAACTGAGGAGGAATTAACTGGTCTACGATCATTATTCGGGAATGCAGAATACCGAATTAAGTACATCATATGGCAGTTGGAGTCAGCTCCCGGAACTGGAACCATCCATGCTCAGGGATATATCCAAGCTGAGGTCCCGGTCCTCCTCACCACCTGGAAGAGACGAATTGGTAATCGAT